TGCAATTGAGTTTTAGATTTCTTATCCTGACTTACAAGCTTATTAAGAGTTTCAATAGCACCAGTAGATGCTTTGATCAACTCTGCTAGAGAAGATACATTATCTGCATCAGGAACATGAAATACAACTTCTTTCATATTTTCAATCATTTCCATGCTATCTTGTATTAACTTAGCAGACTGGTCAATTATAAACTGTTCAACCTTTTCTTTCTCTAAAGGTTCAACATCTTTTTTTGTAGCTAGCTGTTTAGCTTCTTTTGGAATTTCTTTGAGCTGTGCTATAATATCATTAGCTTCTTCCATAGGAGTATTTATATTATATTTCTAAAAATAAAACTTGAACAAAAAACTTATTACTATATTATACATGAATATGAACGACGAGAGTGTAAATTGGAATTTTGTTGAAAACGCAGACGTGAATATTAAGTTTAAAAAGACACACGTTGATGCTATCTTACCACGTAAAGCTCATCCTAATCCCGATACAGGTGATTCAGGTTTTGATTTGTTTGCTGTTGAGGATACTACTATCCCCGCGCGCGGATCAGCAGTAGTACCTGTTGGTTTAACTCTAGCTGACATTACTGAAGGCTTTTGGTTTCGTATCGAGCCTAGGTCAGGCCTCGGTTTTAAACACAACTTACAACCACATCTAGGTATTATTGATAACCCATATCGTGGAGACCTAGGAGTAAAACTTTATAACTTTAGTGATAAAGATGTTACTATTGAAAAGGGTATTGCTTGCGCTCAGTTTGTTGTATATGAGAATATTCATACGTCAGTAGAATTCGCAGAAGAGGTGAGCTCTACTGATCGAGGCGAAGCAGGTTTTGGTTCTACTGGAAACGCGTAATATGGAAATCACTGACATCTGGGTTGAGAAGTATAGACCACAAACTTTAGATGAAGTAATCTTATCTAAAGATGTAAGCTCCTATTTCAAGACGGTAAAAGAAACGGGCCACTTACCTAACCTACTACTTGTAGGTAATCCAGGTGTCGGTAAGACTACATTAGCGAAAATTATAATCAATGATATTCTCCAGTCGCAGTATCTTTATATTAATGCGTCAGATGAGAATGGTATTGATACAATTAGAACAAAAGTTCTTAACTTTGCTCAGACCCAAAGCATCTTCGGTACTACTAAAGTAATCATCCTCGATGAGTGTGACGGACTCAGCTTAGATGCTCAAAAAGCTCTACGTAATAGTATTGAAGAGTATCATGATATCGCTAGGTTTGTATTAACTGCAAACTATCAGCATAAAATTATCCCAGCATTACAATCAAGGTGTCATACATTCCTATTGACCCCGCCTAAAGAAGATTATGTGAAGAGGGTTCTTTATGTTATAAATCAAGAAAAAGTAGACATCGATAAGGAGCACCTATCTGAACTTATCAATAAGTCATATCCTGATTTACGTAAATGTATCAATAGTATTCAGAAGTATACTATATCAGGTAAGAAAGCTAATGTAGTAAATGGTGCAGAGAGCGTAATTAGTAATTGCTTATCTCTCTTGAAAAAGAAAGATATGTATAAGATGCGTAAGCACATTATCGAGAATGAAAGCGCTTTTGGTAATGACTATGATACTCTATTCAAAGTACTTTTTGATAAACTATATAACAATGAGTTAAAGGTCTCAGAAGAAAAAAACAGAGACTGCATGATTACAGTCTCTGAATACTTTTATAGAAATAATATTGTAATTGATAAAGAGATTAACTTCTTTACTTGTTTGATTGAATTATCAAGACAAATACTTTGAAGTATAGCTTTCGCTTTCAGTAGCTAATTTATAGTTACCACCTTCAATCTTATTACTATTACCAACATCAACCTGAGCGTCTTCAACGGGCTCGGGTTTGTGTGTTAGTTTTTCTTCCTTTTCATTAGTTTTATCAGTCCTTGTGCCTCTATGTACATCACTTTTTTCATCGAATTCAATTAACTCAATAGGTAATGACAATGCATTATTGTAAAGACCTGGAGCTTCTTCGACCGTGATATCAGCTATATATTCTTTAGAGCCAAGTCTATTTGTTTCATACTGAGTAGACTTAATAGCACTAAAAAGAATAAACTTACCATCTTCTTGCAGTTGGATAATATTATCAACGTAAGCTCTTCTGGCTTCGTCTAAGTTCTTATACCAGTCAGAGCTTTTAACGTTAGAACGTATTTTGACGTAATCTCCTGGGATTGCGCTAGTTTTCTCATAACGCTGGTATACCTCTTCGTATAATTCAGTGAATTTTCCCATTTTAATTATTTATGCTTTATGTTTTATTATTAAATAATTAATATGCCTATAAACTTGGATTTTTTAGCTAAAGATAGTCCTCAGTACAAAACTGAGAACTACGTTTATGGTGATTTACACTTAGATTTTGAGCTCAAATCAAAGTTAAATAATAAGTATCTATCTGATCCTGGTTCGAAATCAGAAGTTAGAGTTGACTACAATGTTCAGGCTATAAGGAATTCAATACAGAATATTTTCAATACTAAAAAAGGCCAGAAAATTCTTAACCCAGCTTTCGGTCTTGATTTAGCTCAATATTTATTTGAGCCGATATCTGATGAGACAGCAAGAGATATTGGTGAAACAATTAATAGAGAGTTACCTATACATGAGCCAAGAATAATAGTGAACAATGTAGATATTGTAGGTTTTGAGAATGATAATGAATATAGAATAACTATCAGTATTCGTATTCCTGAATTAAATAATTTAAACGTTAATATATCCGGCGATTTATCTCGTAACGGATTTATATACTAATATGGAAGAAATTACACAATTTGATTTACCAGTAAATGCTTACGCTTCATTTGATGCGCAGAGTATGCGTGATCTTATAATCGATAGACTAAACAATAACAGCGATATAGGATTTACAGATCAAAATTACGAGGGTAGTAATCTCAATGCAATTATTGATATAATTGGTTATTCTTTCCACACATTAATGTTTTATTTAAATCAGACTAGTTCTGAAGCAGTATTCACTGATACCCAACTATACGAAAATATGAACCGTATAGTTAAGCTTATTGATTATAAACCCGTTGGTAGACAAACCGCAGTAGCTAATATGGATATCAGAGGTACAAACTCTCTGACAATCGGTTATTACACTTTACCTCGTTTTTCTTTCATATCAAGTAATGGTAAAACATATTCAGTTCCTAGAGATATAACTTTCAGAAAAACTACTAACGGCACTGAAATAATGCAACCGATCGATAATACATTATTTTATGAGGGTAGGTTTCAAGAATATCCTTCTGCAACAGCTGTTGGAGAAAATTCAGAAGTAATCAACCTATTACCAGGCCCTGGTGTCAATATCGATCATTTCAGTATTTTCGTTTTTGTAAAAGAGATAAAAAGTAATAAATGGTATGAGTACAAAAGAGTACCTTCTTTGTTCTTATCCGACTCTAATGATAGATCTTTTGAGTGTAGGTATAATCAAAATAAAAATTACGAAATAAAATTTGGTAATAATATAAATGGTAAGAAATTAACTTCTGGAGATAGTATCGCAATATATTATATTTCTTCAGCTGGTCAAACGGGTAAGATAACCAAAAATCATTTTAACCAAACTTCAATTAACATTTATAACACGACTAGATTTGATGAAATTTTTAGTCAAATAAAAGACACATCTTTAAATTATATTGATATAGCAAATAGTGTTAACATCAATGCTTCCAATACAGAGGATAGTACAGATTATGATACCGAAGAAACTGTAGAAGATATTAGAACTAACGCTCCTAAGTTTTTCAGCTCTGAATATAAGTTAATAACTAAGCCTGATTATGAAAATTTCGTGAGAAGAAATTTCAAAAATCTTATATATGATGTTAAGGTAAGCAACAATTCAGATTATTTAAACACTTTCAGAAAATACATTACTACAGAATTAGGTCTCAACTCTTTTACTGATCATAGTAATGCATTATTCAATCAATACACCTTTAGTGATAGTTTTAACTTTAACAATATTTTCTTCACTATTGTTCCTAAGTTCAAAAAAGATAATACAGTAGTAACAAGATCAAATTATATTTCACCAGCTCTTAAAAATGAGATTATTCAGGAGATAAGAAAATATAAACTACTAAATTCTGAAGTTACTTTTCTCGACCCAGTTTATCTTGTTGTAGACTTTGTGCTCAAATCCTCGACAGAGAATAATATAGTACAAAATAAAGATTACACAAGCTTGGTAATCGAGCGTAATACTACTTCAATCATAAATGACAATACTATGATTGATAAAGTTTATAATATTATTAACAATTACTTCAATACTGCAAAATTAGGTCAGGTGATTGATGTAAAGAAATTGAATGCAGATATTTTAGGAGTAGAAGGCGTTGTAGGTTTTTACACCTATAGAGAAGATTTAGATTTAAAAGCTAATGGGTTAAGTTTAGGTATATACAATCCAATTTACAACGGTAGAGACTTGAAGATATTTGATTCAAATATGCAATTAAAGTATTTTCAAATCCCTTACATAGAAAATCAAGCTTCAATAAAAAATAGAATAAAAGTTGAAGCAGTAACCAAATCAAGTGTTGTAACTGAATACTAATAATGTCTAATTGCGATACAGTTAACGGTATATCAGATTGTACGCTATCAGTTAGTGTACCTATTACAGTGTCTCCTGGTACTCTAAGTGGATATACAAGAATTACCGAGTTTACATTTACTCCTAACTTAACTGGAGACTTTCTCGAAAAGCACCATAAAGAACTAAGCCAAGTAAAAATGGTTTGGGACTTCGGAGATGGTTACACCTTAAGCGCTGCAGATACATACTCTGCAACTCATACTTATAACTACCCAGGTAATTATACTGTATCATTATATTTTTACGACAATAAAGGAGACGCTTTACTTAATATACTCACAAGAGAGCTAACAATTAAAAATAAAGTTACTACTTCTTTAAAATTCACCCGAGGAGCTGATAAAAATATATTAGCTGGTCAGTTTAAAGAGGATAATAATAAAATAGAATATTCCTTAACTACAACCTGGCAAGATTATCAATCTGAGGGTAATACTATTTACTTTGCAGCATCAGGATCATATAACGCAGAGCTATTTGATTTCAATTATAAGTACGCGCACTTATTACCTTTTAGAACATTTTATATTTTAAATGAAGATAACAACTTACAAAAAATTAAAAACGCTGTAAGAGTACGTCTCACTCCTAGACATTATGTACTTAACGGTGAGAATCCTATATATGTTGGTAGCTCCCCAATCTCTGGGTCTAAAGTATTAGGATACGAAACTAAAGGTTCAGTATATTATTATGATGATAAACCGGGAGCGGTTAAAATATACGGAGCAATTGATACGTCTTCTCATACTATTAAAGATTATTTTGTTAATAACATCGATGCGAATTTAAACTTAGCAAAAATTAATTACGCAGAGAGTAATGTAGCAATGGTATCCGCTAATGTTGTAGCAAGTAGAGTT